GCTCGATAATAAGTATGGCAAGTTCAACGAGGATGAAACAGGCATATGGGCTGGCTACGAATCTGCCGAAGCAAACGAAGTCGCCGCCATTGGTGTCAAATGCTCTAATTGCGTTTTGTACCGCGGTGGCGCTGAGTGTGCGATTATTGACGCCGAAGTTGAGCCAGACGGAAAATGTCGCTTTGCGGTTATCCCTGACGGAGTAGTTGTTACGGCAACAGCGGGTTCAAAGCCAGCCCCACCTAAAGACCACATCAAAGGTTCCGACAAGAACGCTAAGGGTTCTGCTGACACAGGTAAAGGCGTGACTTTTACAGCCGAGATTACTAAGGCTCTTGAAAAGAAAGTCGAAGAGCATAACGCTAAGGCAAAGAACGGGCGTAAGGTCACGCTAGCAAAACTCAAGGCTGTTTATCGCCGTGGAGCAGGTGCGTTCTCAACCTCACACCGCCCAGACCAAAACAGAAACTCTTGGGCAATGGCTCGCGTCAACGCTTTCCTAAAGTTAGTTCGCTCTGGTAAGCCAAACAACCCTAAGTATGTCCAAGACAACGACCTACTTCCTAAACTTCACCCTCGTAGCACCGAGGCTTCTTCAATGAATCCATTAGTGGCGTCGATGGTTTTTGCTTTAGATGATAACTCTTGCCCACCAGCCACTCAAGACATCGCCGTGAATCTTGCTAATCGCGAGAAAGCAATTGAAGTCGCCAAGTATGGACCACTAAACCCTAAAGAACCAAACGAAGAGTTCTGGCAAGAAAAAGCCCAGCGCTGGTCTGTACAAATTGCAGAAGCCAAGAAGAGTGTTTGCGGAACTTGCGTAATGTTTATTCGCACCCCAAAGATGTTGGACTGTATTGAAGGTGGCCTTGCTGCTGGAGATTCAGGCTCACAAAATGCGTGGGATGCTATCGACACAGCCGAACTTGGCTACTGCGAAGCGTTCGACTTCAAATGCGCCGCCTCAAGAACCTGCTCCGCGTGGGTTGTTGGCGGACCGATTACAGAGGAAAAATAACAAATGGCAAAAACACAATGGCCAGTAGATGGCAAACCAGGTAAGGCTTGGAAGGTAACATCACCCTTTGGTTGGCGTATGCACCCAATCAAGAAAGTCAAGAAGCACCACAATGGTGTTGATATCTGGCAGGGTGGCGAGACTACCTACCTAGAAGCATGGGCAGATGGCAAGGTTATTGCTGTAAAGCCAAACAACGACCCTAACTCAGCAGGACACTCAATCATTGTCCAGTCAACCGTTATGGGAAAGAAAGTCACTTGGACTTACTTTCACATGGTGAAAGATTCAATCAAGGTCAAGGTTGGTCAAAAGATTGAGGCTGGCACAATTGTTGGCAAGATGGGTGCGACTGGTTTTGCGACTGGCAAGCACCTACACTGGGAAATCTGGGAAGGTCACATCAAGGGTCAGCCAATGGCAGGTTTCAACACTGGTAAGGGCTACTACGATGCAATGGTATTCTGCAAGGCTGTTATGGACTTTGAGGCTGCTCACCACGAAGCAGGTAAAGAAACTCCAGAGTCTGCTCCAGTTACTGTTGCTCCTAGTCACTCAGTTCCAGAGATTCCAACTGTTGCTGTACCAACAGAAGCAAAGGTAGTAAAGGTTGCACCAGAAGTTGCTAAACCAGCAGTTGCTAAAGTTGCCTACCCAGGTCACTACCTAAGGTTGGCGCTAAGGATGTCGAGGTCAAGTATCTACAAGAGAAACTAAAAGTTGCTGTGACTGGTGTCTTTGATATCCCAACTGACAAGGCTGTAAAGGTTTTTCAGAAGAAGCACGCTCTGGTGGCTGACGGTGTCGTTGGTCCAAAGACTTGGGCAAAACTAGGCTAATCCCGACAAGGTAAAGAGAAAACCCCCCTCAGGTTCACAAGGCCTAAGGGGGGCTTTCTTTTAACCAACAAAGAAAGGATAACCATGAACAATTACCCAAGAACAAATCTAGCACTACCCCCTGACAAAAAGAAAACCCCCGAACCGAAGTCCGAGGGTTTTCCCGAAAGGAGACGAGCAACTATGAACATACCACTCGTGTAGTTGAATGGGGGGAAACAACTACCTTGTAATAGTAGCACGCGTTTCTAGTTGATTACAACTATTTCCAAAACTTTTTTAGTAGAGCGTGTCTTGAACGATGTCGACAATTTCATTATGTCCGACAAGCGCTTCTAGTTCTGTTGCATAGCGTCTACAAAGTCCGTTATTCCGACCACCAAATACCATAGTTTCAAAAATGACTGGCTCTTCAGATGGCACAAAACTTTGATTCATACCTACCCAAATAGTTGCCACAGAAATTTTTTCACCATTGGCTAGGGTCTCGAAAGAGCCAACGCGTTGATATTCTATGTCACTAACTTTTTCTTGCCACTCTTCTTGAGTGATAGATTTTCCGTCTCTATCGAAGTAGTTCTTGTTTAACATTTTGCTGTAACCCTTGAATGGTTCCATTGTTATTGATTATCCCGTCAAATTTGTATTTATCTAATGCGTGTTCTGAGATGTGGTCATTGGCTGCCTCTACTCCTTGGCGTTCTACTCTGTAGACTTTTCCACCCAACTGACGAATCGCGTCTGCCTCGTTAGGGAATCTAACATCTGAGAACACAACCTTGCTACCATCTTCAATGGAGTTCAAGGCGTAGTCCACCCAAAAGTTCTCGCCAAACATTTCGCGACCAATCTCTGTACCGAAGCGTTGTAGTAGACCACGAATGTCTGGACTACGCTCTTTGAGACCATCCCAACCATAAACATCAATACCTACACGAAGAGCAGTATTGACCACTTCGTTGACAGTGATGCGTGGGTTCAAACGATACATTGCCTCTTTCATCGGCTGAGCAAAGGAGACTTTTGTGTACCCCTCAACATCTACCAAGTAGTCAGCAATGGTGTCCTTACCACTTCTCGCCCACCCGCTCAATCCAAGAACAGTGACGCGTGGCTTTAGTACATCGTCTTGTAGCACATAGATTGGTAGCCCTAAGGCTTCCGCGACATGAACTTCAAGGCTAGCACCTTTAGACTTGCGCCAATTAGGGAGAACACAAAGAGCGTCAACACTAAGAACATTAGGCAAATCCCGACGCATATAATAACCCCAAGAATTATTAGGTTTATCGGGAGTTCCAGCCGAAGCCAGAGCCTCTTCCAGATTTTCACCGTCGTTGTGTGCAGGGTTGATAACTTCATACCCTAACTCCTTTAGCGCTTTCTCTGTCTCAAAGAACAATGGGAAGTTGAAGTCTTCAACTCCACTCATAGGTCCAGCGATGTAAATCTTCACTCTTTCACCATTTCCTCAAGGGATTCCAGTTTATCGAACAACTTGTCGATTCGCTCTTTTAGAACTTTATTAGTGATGTCGGCGATTTCAATTCGTTCTGCTAGTGCGTCTACTTCGTCTTCATATGTCATTATTTCTCTTTCTTGATAAAAGCAATTGCTCCCTGTAGGTTCACACCACTTCGCTCTCTGAGGAGTTCTTCCAATACTGCGATGATGCGTTCACGCTCTTTTATAGCGATTGATTTGCAACAAACGCAGTCTGGTCCATCATAGGTCGGGTTTTTGAATTCCCTCATTTTTTCCATCCTTTTCGATTTTTTCGATTAGTTCTCTCAACACTTTTGGCGTGGTTATCCCTGCCATTTTCTCCGAGGCTACTATGGCTTCCTTAAGGATGTCGATGTCCTTGCTTTTCTGCTCAGCAACCCCAAGTTCACAGCCCATATGAAAGACAGCATCTAAAGCATCATTGACAGCATGGAGTAGTTTCTCTTGCTTAGCCAATGCGTTAGCAGTTGCTTTCGATAGGGGACTTTTTAGTTCTTCTTCTGGCTCATTAGTTTCCGACATAGAACCACAGCCCAAAGAAGATTACTGCCCAAGTAGCAATGATGGCGGCGCTTACTCCAGCAGTAAAGTATTCTACTTTTCTCTGCGAGTTAGGCACAGTTCTAATTACCAACTTGACAGCCAGCCAAACTGAGACACCAACAAATGCTAGATAAAAGAATAGACCTGGAATAGAAAGCAGTCCAGTACCCAAGTTGATTACGCCATAACTATCCATTAGGGAGCCACTCTTCCGTTCTTATTGAAAAAATCATAAGTTATTGGCATCTCTTTAGCAAAGAACTCTTCCATTTGCTCTGCCACCATCTCAATCTCCCGCTGAGGGTAAGAGGGGAATAGGTTGTCTTTGTGGTCTATGCGAAGAGACAAGAAGTTCATTAGCGAGCGTGCGTTCATCGTCACATACATAGAAGAGTAAATGTTTACAGGTAGGACACCACGAGCAACTTCTCTCGCGATACCTGCGTCTAGCATCTTCTGATACTCCTCATAAGCCAACTTATTTGCCTCATAGGTGGAGCGATAAACAGTAGCCAACTGTCCTAGGTCTCCCAATTCAAACTCATAAGCACCAGGCTTACCTTTTTGAATTAGTTTGCGGTACAGACCAGGCACATAAAACACAGGCTCAAGTTCCTTGTAGCGTGCGCTCTCTTCGTTGTAACTCGCAATCCTGTGTCGCTGGAACTCACGGAACACAAAGATAGGCGCTTCAATGTAAAAGGTAAACGCATTGTGCTCAAACGGAGAACCGTGTCTGTCTCGCATTAGGTAGTTGATTAGACCAGCATCCTTACTGGCGTCGACACTTTCGGTTTTGGTAGATACGCGTGCGGCCTTTACAACTGCCTCATCACTACCCATTGACTGAACAAGTTCCACAGTCATATTGAAACGATACTTTGGTTTCATTAGAAAAGACTTCCGTTCTTCTTATTGATTTCGTGGTCTAGTCGACCTTTGATGATTGGCAGATACTCATCTGTCATTTCCACTCCAACGAAGTTAACTCCCTCGCGGATTGCTGCCTTACCTGTAGAACCACTCCCAGCAAACGGGTCAAGCACAGTTCCACCAGCAGGGCAGACCATTTTGATTAGGTATTGCATAAGAGCAGTTGGCTTTACAGTCGGGTGATGATTTGCTTGTGGGTTAGTAGTGAACTTGTCTTCCACCGAACCTGGAGCATTTCCAGCAGAAGTGTCGTTCTTTCCGTTATAGACCTTGCCTTTTTCACTAAGACCGTCGAGACCCTCGTTTCGGTCTTTTTTATTAGCCTTGCCTACATAGAAGAATCGCGAAGCCCCACCAGTATCACCCATCTGGCGTTGCCCACCCTCGGTCTCTTGACCAGAGGCAAACGAAGTATTTACTGCCTGACCTCTCTTGGCTGGATAAGTTCCACCAGGTCGGATTCCAGATTGCTCATCTAGTTCCTTTACAGGACAGCCGTCTACACATTCATATAGGACCGTCGACACTTTCTGTTCTGTACTTTCGTAGTCAGGTCGTTCTTTCTGACCGAAGCCTGTCCACTCCTCAGTTTTGTTTATCGCATAAGACTCTTCTACTACGCCCACTTCAACGCAGTCTTCTGCGTGATTCAGCAGCAAGTTTGCTGGAAAGCGACCAGTCTTGAAGTTGTCGTACTCAATGCGCTCTGCCCCAGAGACTTGTCCGAAACTCAACTTGTCAATGCCAATGGCTTCCTTTGACTTAGCACCTACATCTCGCAGGTCTGGCATAGTTCCGCCACCCATTGTCTGTGTCCCAATTCGGGACTCGTCAATGTTGATTCCGCCCACGCCCCACTTCAATACATTGAGCGATACATTTTTCTCTGACAGTGGCTTGCGCCCCATAATGATTGGCTCAACTGCTGGCTTCAATGCTGTTCCCCAACCAGACCATTGCTCTGCTGCCTCTGCGTTGCCAGCCTTTTCTAATGCCTTACCGATGTCTAGCGACTTAGGGAATCCTTGCGCGTAGACCCAACTCAGCGAATCGCGAATCTCAAAGCCAGCCATACGAACTGACAGCCCCATAAGGTCTTGCGTTCGTGAGCCAGCGAATACCAAGATGTAGCCACCAGGCTTTAGAACTCGGAAACACTCATCCCACACAGCAGGTGGTGGTACGAAAGCATCCCACTGCTTTCCCATAAAGCCTTTACCAGCAGGGATATGTGCGCGGTCACCCTCAATCCACATCTTTAGTGCGGACATAATGTAGTCAGGGTTTGAGTCACCCAAGCCATAAGGCGGGTCTGTGACAATCGCGTCTACGGAGTTGTCTGCTAAATCTTTTAGTTCTTCTAGGCAATTACCTTGATAAACCACCGCCTCAGTGGTGTCCATATATTTAGTCAATCGTCTATCTCTTTCTGGAAAGATGAACCATATTTCCATCTACTAAGTCGTGTATAGACTTTTTGTCTATACTTTTGTAGACATCGTATCTATCTCGGTTTACTAGATAAGATTCTACAGTAAAGTCTTTATTTCCGTGCCAGAGACTCAGTAGCAAACTCTTTATTCTTCGCACTCTCTTGCCATAGATTTTCTTGTAAGCCACTAGCAGAGCAGTATCTTCATAGCCCCAACCAATGAATCGCTCATCCCACCCATTTATTGTCCTGAATACCTCTGCGGTCATTACCCATAGACCACCTTGTGTATTTTGAAATACCTTTGCCTCAAACGATGTCGGCCACTCTTCTCCCTTAAGGATGTCGACGGTCTCGTTTTCAGTCAGAATCACATAGCCACCAGACATGATAAGTTCTCCGCCCTCAGCCAGCCTTACTGCTTTTTCAACACTTTCCTTAGTTGGCAGGGTGTCAGCATCTAGAACTATAAGGATGTCGACACCATCGTTTATGGCTTGTAGACACCCACGATTCCTAGCCTCAGAGACATTGAATCTTTCTCCGACGCTGTCGCTTATGTACTTAGGGATGTCGACAAACTCGGTTTTCAACCAGTTCTCAAGGTAGCGGAAAGGAGGCTCTCTCAAATCGTTGAGCCTTAGGGGTATGACGAACGCTACTTTATTCATAAGTCCCCTCGGCTGGAATCGAACCAGCGACTAAGAGATTAGAAGGCTCCTACTCTATCCACTGAGTTACGAGGGGGTCTGAGCCTCAGGTCAGGATTGAACTGACGACCTACGCTTTACAAGAGCGTTGCGCTACCACTGCGCTACTGAGGCAAGTTTCACTATTTATTTTTTTCTGCATCTCTGCGTTCCTTGTAACACTTTATACAGTAACTGCCGAAGAACCTAATTCGGTGCTTTCGACACGGGTAGCCTCGGTTGATTCTAATCAATTAAACCCATCTTTCGTAACTTGCGTTTAATTCTATTTTGTATGGTTGTCTCGATTTGGCAGGGCTTACAAGTACCGCCTAGGCGTTGCTTGCCTTTGTAACTCTGCGCCCTGTAGAAGAACTCGACAGTCCAAGGAAACTCAACAGAGCAACTGTTACATACCTTGTGTGTCTTCGGCTCGTGCGGGTAGGGAGTGCTCCCCCTACGCCGATTAACCGCTTTCTTGTCGCAATCCTTACATCGCTTGTGCGGATAGTAGGCGTCTGGGTTCTTATTCTTACCGTAGAAAAAGTCCTCGGTTAGTGGGTACTCCACTAGGCAGTCCATACATATTCGGTGCGTAGGGAGAACCTTAGGCTTCCTGACCTGACCCATTACTCTGCTCCCCGACCAGGACTCGAACCTAGAAAGCCGACTCCAAAGGTCGGAGTGTTGCCATTACACCATCGGGGACTACTCATAGTTCTTCTCTATTTCCTACAGCGAGCATAAGTAGGTCAATCTGCTCTATCGTATCAGCGCAGTAACCCTCCCACTGCTTTTCTTCAATTGCCAAAAGTCTGGCACGCTCTTTAGACATAATGTCTAGTACTCGCTGCCTCTCATCATTGGTGGCTTCGTTCTTAGCAATTCTCTCGGCCAACTTGTAGCCAATGCCGACCCCATCTTCCCAACCTCGCTCATAGGCATAACTGGTAAGCCAGCGGTAAGCCCTACTATTTGCTAGTTTATTCTTGAGCCTCTCTAGCATCTCTCTCCTCTAGTTGTTTAAGCATCCAATGAAGCGCCCCAATAAATCCCTCATCTTGACTCTTCCACAATAACTCAGTCTTGATGATTTCGCGAATAGCGTCTCGCTCTTCCTTAGTGCCTATGCTTTTCCACTCGACGCACAGTTCCTTGTATTCGTCATCCATTTAGAGCCTTTCTTCAAAAGTTATATAATAATGTATCGTTTTTCGTACAGAACTCTGGTATAAACCTAAACCTAAGTTTATACATCTCTTAGGTGCTTAGGGTGTGGAAAGGGGGTAAGTGAGGATAGTGGATAGCGCCAACCATTAATGTATGGGTCAGAAAACTCTTCTTTGCCAATGACATCATTTGCTCTAACCCAACCATAGACTTCAACTTCGGAGAAGAACCTATCGTCTGGAACATAGCAACCAACGATTACCTTGTCAGCATCTTTACTCCACACAGGTACTTCGCCACGAGTGCGGACAGTGCGTACTTCTAGGTTAGGTCCCACATCAGCCAAGTGCTTCCGAACAGGGTGTAGGTAGTTTTCATATACGGGGTAGTTCAGCGAATTGTTTGTCGCTTTGGCTACAGCCATCTCTCCAACAATCGTTCTGGTATTCGACACCATATCGTGTT